TCTTCTTCAAGGAGGCGACGCCGGCCAACTGGACGTCGGGCATGCCGACGCCCGCACAGAGCTTCCTGTCTGGTATTCAGGCGGACAGCCTGTTCACCGAGAACGTCGGAAACGCGGTCATCTGGGACGACAACATCCGCGCCTACGGATCGACCAACACCTCGACCATCGACAAGTGCAGCTTCAAGCACCTGACGCTGCCGGGCTGGAGCGAGGGGTACCGGCTGGCCGGCTACGACCGCTGCTTCATGCTGGTCTGCAACATCAACGGCACGGTCTTCGAGAACGTGACGAAGTGGGAAGCGACGGGTTGCACCCGTCCGCTGATCGACGTCGTCGGCACGATGTATGGCGAGAGCAAGATCACCGGGAATGTCGAGGCGCTGATCACGAGCGCCGCGAACGCCGGCAATGCCGTGCTTTATGCCACCGTCGCAAATGGCGGCTCGGGTCATGCCGTGGGCGACATCCTGCCGGTCTCCGGTGGCACGCCTTTCTCGGCAAAGACGGTCGCAACCCTCAAGGTTACGGCAGTCGCTGCGGGAGTCATCACCGGCATCTCCGTTCTCAGCAACGGTCTCTACTCCGCCTCGCCTGCCGCGACCGCGGCCCAGGGCACCAGCTCTGGCGCAGGAACGGGGGCGACCTTCAACCTGACCATGGCTCCGCAGCAGATCTTCCGCGCTTCGAGCGACTCCAACCTCAAGCGAATGGTTGTGGAGCACACCCACGGCGACGGAAGCGTCGGCTGCTGGAAGGGTCGCTTCTACAGCGTCTACAACGGCAACCCCGTTGTTGCCGGCCACGCCCTGTGCGAAGTGTTCAACGGCGCCAAGCCGGGCCGCGAGAGCGATGCGACGCCCTTCCTGGGAATTTGCCGCATCACTGCAACGAGCCCGACCAGCGCGATCAACGTCTCCACGATCGCGGCGGACGAGGGTGAGGATCTGCCGTATTACCCGGCCGGACCTTCGACACTTCAGACGCTCCACAAGCTCTCCGAGGTCGGCGGCTGCTTGACCAACGCCCAGAACATGGGTGACGGACGAGTTGTGGCTTACCGAACTGGTGGACAGCTGTCGGTCGGAAAGGGCTACCGCGGAACGTCGTCGATCAACGGCAGGCCGCGAACGGTCGAAATCCAGGGCGGCGTTTCCTATACGCTCGTCAGCAACGACCGTGGCAAGATCAAGCGACTGAACAGCGCATCAGTTCAGGTCGCTGGTGGCGGCTTGGGCTCTGGCGGAACCGGTCATTCGGCCGGAGACATTCTGACTGTTGTCGGAGGCACGCTTGCTTCTGGCGGTACCGCCGCGACCCTTATCGCCAAGACGGTGTCTGCTGGAGTCGTGACCGAGACGGCTGTCCTCAGCCCCGGAAACTACACCGCACTGCCGGCCAACCCGGCTGCAACGACCAGTTCGGGCGCAGGAACGGGCGCAACCATCTTCCTGGTGTCGGAATCTGCTCCGATCGTCGTCACGCTGCCGTCAACCTTCCTGGCCGGCTTCGAAGCCGAGCTGTGGCAGGGCTATCTCGGCTCGGTGAGCTGGGTCGGCGCGGCTGGCGCGACAGTTACGGCTGCGGCTGGCGTTACCTCGACCGATGGTCCGAACACGTCTGTGATTGCGACCGTGGTGAACTACGGCGTCGCGGGTATCACGATCGTCAACGGTGGCTCCGGCCACGCTGTCAACGATATCGTGACGATCGGCGGCGGCACCACGGCTCTGAACGGCGTGGCAGCGCAGGGCAAGGTCACCAGCGTCAGTGCTGGCGTGATCACCGGCATTGTGCCCTACACGATGGGCAACTACTGGACCGGGCCGACCGGAACCGTTGCGCAGTCCGCAACGACCGGAACGGGCACGGGTTTCACCTGCACGGTGACGCTGGGCAACGAGTGGTTCATCCGCCCGTCAGCTCCGCGTCGGCGGACGGTGAACAACCAGACTGCGCCCTACACGCTGCAGCTGGCTGACGATGCCAACACGGTCAACGTGAACGTGGCTGCTGCGGCCAAGGTCTACGTTCGTCCGGATGCCCCGGTCGGGTTCAAGGTCACGATCATCCAGGGCGGCGCAGGCCAGATTACGCCTGCACTGGTCAACGGAGGATCAATCGTCAGCTACTCGGGTCTGACGAAGACTGCCGGCCAGTACGCCAAGATCGAACTCGAAGTCTTGAGCAACCCCGGCTCCGCGCCGGTTGTTCAGATTTCCGGACAGCTCGCCTAATGGCGACGGCCAAGAAGAAGCACGTCAAGCAGGTGTCCAAGAACACCAAGCTGACCGAGCTGCGGCTTGAGCGCAAGCGGCGACGCAAGCGCAAAGCCGCGGCCGGTTAGGCCAACACATTCCCGGAGCACAGAACAGGGAGCAGCGACATAGAGCGCTGACCGACTGCTAAGGCCCGGCTGTCAGCGGGGAGTTTTCCTCCTTTCCTCCCCGCTGGCGCCCGACGACAAATCAGCGAGCTGCAAAACGTCGGGCACCCTTTTCATTTCACACGCACGAAAGGCCCAGGGCCAATGAAACTTCAATACCTCATCACGTCTGTTGCAGGTCCATCCATTGCCAATCGCTGGATCTTTTCGATCCTGAAGGACGCCGATGGGAAGCGCCGCATCAGCTTGCTGCCGGAAGTGGCTAAGGACTACGTCGATCGTGGCTGGCTTGTGCTCGATGACGCCTCTCCGCCTGCTGTCATCCCCCCGGCAGAGCAGGCTCCGGAATACGACTTCAAGGGGTCGACCGTCCGGAACGCGCGACCGCCTGTCAATCGCTATTCCGCAAACCATACACTGGCGAACCCGGCTGTCGGATCCGACAAGGGCGCCATCCTCATCTTCAACAGCGCCACGTCGCTTGTCGTTACGCTCCCGAAGGACTGGAAAGAGGGTGACGGTTGCGTCGTCCGACGCGCCGGAGCCGGCGATGTGTTCTGGGCGCTGGATACCGGTGCGAGCAAGGCGCTGCCTGCGTCGCGAACCAGTCACACCAAGATCGCTGAGCAGCACGGCGAGATCATGCTCCGCGTCGTCGCGAACGTCGACGGTGCATCCGCACTCTGGTCAATCGAAGGCGCCACGGCATGATCCTTCTTCCCAATTTCATGGGAAGCGCGAAGCTGTCCCTGATGACGCCTGTTCCGAACACTGTGAAGTCGTTCGATCAGGTGTTAGCAGGCGGCTACGTGCCTCTCGCTGACTTCTCGTTCGGGACCGGACCCGCGCCAGCAGGATCCACCAAGATCTCGGACCAGGCGTCTCTGGATACCTACTTCGAGGCCTATTCGAAGAACGCTGGTAACATCGTCATCAACAGCGAGCTTCAGCGGTACATGCCGACGAGCACGCCGGAGAACTTCGTGTTCGCTCCGGACGCTTTGGAGCTTACGGCGACACTCTATAACCCCCCGTCAAACATGGCGGTTGGCACTGCGACGGTCGTGGGCGCGGTCTCGAACTCAAGAAACATCACGGTGGCGGACGCATCGGCGATCCCGGTTGGGCAGGTACTGTCTCTGGGCAAGTCGAACCTTGCCAATACCGTGATGCTCGGGATTTCGCTTGGCCCCGTCGTCGGAAATACGTTGACGCTCAAGGTCAGTGGCCCCGGCACCGCTGTCCCAAATGGGTTTGCACAAATCGCGTTCACAGCGACCGTGCAGGCCGGGGATACCCTCGACACCCTTGCGCAATGGTTCGTCGATCAGGTCAACGGCGATGCCACCATGATCGCCAACAAGATCACGGCGTACAAGTGCCCGGTTGGCGTCGGCAACCTTGCCGTGAACTGGCCGGCAAGGAACGTGAATGGTACTCCTGACATCGGAGCGCTCGCAAACGGATCGATCAGTGCGTACTCGATCACCACTGCGAAGACCGGACCGACAATGCTGTTCGATCTGACTTCGGCGATCCAGGTTCCGTTCGTGGTGTCCAAGGCCGGAAACGTTCTCACGGTCAGCCAGCCTGTGACGATTGCGGACGGCGCATCTATCAAGCTGTCGCCGTCGTCGCTGATCCTCCATCGCAACACGGCTTACACGAACGGCTTCACCACGGTGCCGTTTGCTGACACGAGCGCGATCACGATCGGCCAGATGTTCTCTGTCGGCTTCGGTGACACGAACTACCGTCGTGTTGTCTCGAAAACGGCGACAGACATCACTTGCGAGGCGACGGTCTTCGTCGGAAACGGGAGAGACGTTCGGTTCTTCCCCGCGTGGGCATGGCCGGTCAGCGTGACTGCATCAAATACGAACGTTCTGACGTTCTCAGCGGTGCCACCTTCGGTGCAGCCGGGGATGCAGATGATCCACCCGAGCGTGAACAACAGTCAGATATTGGTGACGGCAGTCACCGGTACGACCGTGACTCTCGATCAGAACGTGAGCGTCGCGAGCGGTCAGGTGATGACATTCACTCCGCCGATCAGGTCAGCTCAGATCTGGTCGAAGATGAATATCAGGCCCGGTGAACTAAATCGTGACTTCGTCGCGATGGAGCTGACGTGCGATCTGCCTTCGGTTATGGACTTCGCCGCGTGGTCAGCGTTCTGGCTGTACACCGACACTTCTGACGCCGCGGGTTCGACGGCGCAGGGCACCGGTACCAGCGAGATCGACATGATGGAGCAGTACAACTACTTCTCCAACGGCACGGCAGCTGACCTGCACTGGGGAACGGCTGCTCCAAACTTTGACATCTACAACTACCCGGGTGTCAGTGGCGGCACGCTTCCGGGCAACAACCTCGACGTCAAGACCAGAAAGATCCAATTGGTCTGGAGCCCGACGAAGGCCTACGTCTATCTCGATGGGACGCTGATCTTCGCCAAGAACTACAGCTGGAATGCCTATAAGCGGGCGCAGATTGCGGCCAACCTTGCAGTTGGATCGTTGGGTGGCAGCTTCACCGGATCGGGATTTTTCCCGATCGACCTGTCAAGGTTTCCGATGAAGTACCGCCTGAAGCGTCTGCGGGTGCTAACCGCGAAGATGCCGTCAGGCATGCCGCCGGACGTCGCGCTCACCTATGTGAACCGGATCCAGGACACGCCGGCCGCGCCGAGCGTCAACCTCGACATTGTCGGGAACTATCTCTACACGGTCAACCAGAGCAAGAAGCTGCTGATCTACGATCTGTCGAATCCGGCAATTCCGACGCTCGTTGGATCGGTGACCGACACCACCAACCTCAACGGTGCCGGCGGCGTCCGCGTCTCTCCGGATGGCACTCGTGCCTACGTGAGCAACGAAGCTGGCGCCTCGATGACTGTCTGGAACGTCAGCAACAAGGCGGCCCCGACTTTTGTGGCTATACAGCGTGGCCCGACGCCGGGCACGTCACTCTCTGGTGCATCGAACCTTCGGCTCAACGCTGCGGGTACGCTCTGTCTGGTGACAACGATCACGCGCAACAACCTCGCGCTGATTGACGTCTCGAACCCGGCAGCGCCAACCTGGCTCGCTGAAGTGACTGGCCTCAACGGCGCCCGTGACGTCATTCTGTCGAAGGATGAGAAGACGGCCTATGTGACCTGCGACTCGGCCGGCACCATGGGCGTGGTTGATATCACCAACCCATCAGCGCCTGTCCTGGTCAGGATTATGACAGATCCGACGTTTGGCACGTTTGCACGCGGCATCGTCATGAATGCTGCTGGCACGCGGCTCTTTACCATGGGCCCTGCCAACTCCGGACTCGGGTGGGCTGGTTCGATCGGCGTCTGGGATATCTCCGGCGCCAAGCAGAACAACCCGACGCAGATCTCGGCGTATCTCGGCACCGCGAGCGGAACGCCTGGATATCTTGCTGGTGGCCGCGGCATGGTTCTCTCACCCGACGAGAAGTATCTGTACGCGGCCTCTGAGGCTGGCGACAGCTTATCTCTCTTCGACATCCGCGATGAGACGTCGATCAAACTCATCGAGGTCAATAGGGGAGGAGCGCCCGGCACGGACTTGGACGCAGCAATGGGTCTGAAGGTTAAGGCCGGATACGCCTACATCTCGTGCTACGGTCAGGCGGCTTCGCCGGCTGGTCGCGGCATCGCAGTCGTCAAGGTGGACCCGTGGTACGGGACGCCAGCCTAACAGGTGGTCTACGGCTCCGGTAACGGATGTCCGCTCTAACGGGTAAGCCAGCACTCCCGTAGTCCTCGTAATTCCGCACCCGCGCAAACCCGGCTGATCCCCGGACCGCATGCGGTTGAGGCACAGAATGATCGACTTCTGGATTGGATCATTCCCACCTGCCTGCCGCCCGTGACCAAAATCGCGGGCGGCAGTTCGCCTGGGTAGCTCAGTGGTAGAGCAGCGGGGTCATAATCCGCATGTCGCAAGTTCAATTCTTGCCCCCGGCACCAATTTTCGATCGCCGCTTATGGGTGTTCATCACGGTCCAAGTACCGGGAGGCTGCAAGGCCCGGATGAGCGCAGTGCAGTGCGCGCCCCATCTGCGGGGCTGCGTGGTGAGCACGCATAAGCGGCGATCAATGAATGCGGCTCCCCGATAGGCCATGCCTGGGGGATAACCAAAGGCGCGCCGTATGGGCGCTGGCTGCTACCAACTTCGATCGATGGCGGAACTGTTTCGCCGATCGAACTCCTTTCCATGCATCGGTGAGCCCGCGGGGGTGGCACGGTCTCCAAAACCGAAGCCCGCTGGTTCGACTCCAGCCACCGATGCCAACCTTCAGGTTCGCTATGCTGTTCTCAATCCTGCTGGGCCTCGTGCCCAAGCTCGGGTCGTGGTTCGTCGACTATCTGAGCAAGAGGTCCGACAACGAACTCGAGAAAATTAAAGCGACGATCGGCGGAGACGTTCAGCTGAATGTTGCCGAACTTCGCTACAAGGTCGAGATAGCCCGCATGGCAGCCGACATGCGCAAGGACGATCGCGAGCACTGGTTCACCGCCTGGATGGTACCGTGCGCTTTCACGATCTTCATCATCCACATCGCCGCTGTCGTCTTCGACAGCATTCCGCTGCTCGGCCACGAGGTCGGAAGCTGGCAGGTAGCCAAGCTGCCGGGCCTGTATGCCGACATGCAATACAACATCGTCATGACGATCTGTGGCGTGGCCGGTGTCGCATCCCTCAAGAAGATTTTCACCCGATGAAGCCAATCACCGATTCCACCGTGGTCTCCGACGTCATGGACGCCGGCAAGCCCGTCATCATCAAGTTTGAAGCCAAGTGGTGCGCTCCGTGCAAGGCAATGACTCCCGTCCTTCTCGACATCGAGAAAGAATACGGCCAGCGCGTTCAGTTCTTCACGGCCAACGTGGAGCACTGCCAGAACGTGACGCAGCTGTTTCAGGTCAGCCAAATCCCGGCGCTGCTGGTGGTCCAAGGCCGAACGGTCCTGGCCAAGCGCGTCGGCTCCGCTTCCAGAGCGGAAATCGTCCAGTGGATGCGGCAGTCGATCCCAGGCCTAAGAGATGACGGCTGAGCGCAGGGAGAAGTTCGTCATCGACTTCGCGTCGATGTCAATCGTCTACGAGGGCGGCTTCTCGGTGCCGATCGTCGAAATGATCGACCGCTTCGACATGGAGACGGATGATCCGGACGAGGCAGAAGAGCTGCATGTCCAGATGCCGCCTGACGGGATCGTGGTCGTCCTGTTCATGAGTGATCTCGAACCGTCGATCGTAAAGACCGGTCACGCCTAAGAACAAGAAGAAGAACAATGAGTGATTTACCGCCGCGTCGCCGGGGACGGCCGACGAAGGAAGAGGCTGCCGCACGCGAGGCTGCCGTCAAGGACAAAGCAAAGAAGGACGCCCAGGAGACCGAGTATCTCGATGATGTACTCGCAAAGCCGATCAAGCGGCGATCGGCCAATTCCAAGCTGCATCCGGACGAAGATACCCTGCGAACCATCGGCGAGCTGGGCAAGCTCTTCTGTACGCAGGAAGAGGTCGCAGCCGTGCTCGGCGTCTGTCGCAAGACGTTCCAGACTTTCCTTGCCGAAGTTCCCGAGGCCCGTGAGGTCTGGGATGACGGCTTGATGCACGCGAAGGTCTCTCTGCGCCGCAAGCAGCTCGGGCTCGCCGACAAGAATGCTCCGGCCGCGATCTTCCTCGGCAAGAACTACCTCGGCCAGAAGGACGAGAGCACCACCAACATGAACATCTCCAAGCCCGTCGCCGAAATGAGCGAAGCAGAGCTGATGGAGATTGCCATGCGCAAGACCGCGCCGCCGGCCAAGGCCGCAGAGCCGAAGAAGGACAGCCTCCACTGAAAGTAACCGCGAGGGAAAGCAATGATCAATGACCAGAAGCGATCCCGCGCGGTGACCGAGGATATCCGTCAGCAGCGTCGCCAGGCTCTCGAACAGCAGCTCTGGCAATCGAAGAACTATTCCGAGGTGAGGCGTGAGGCGGCGGCCAATCCGGTCGCTCCGCCCGCGCTTACCCCAGAGCCTGTTCCAACCCCACCCGACCGCGAGGTCGTTCTACCGAAAGAGGAAAAAATCACCATGGGTCTCCCCCATCTCGTTATCGTCGGCGCCGACAAGGGCGGCGTTGGCAAGACCACCGTTTCTGACACCGTTCTCGGCTACTTCGCCGCACAGGGCGTGGACGCTCGCGCGATCGACACCCAGATGCCAGCTGGCAATCTGATCCGCCGCTACCCCGCAGTCACCGAGGTCATCGACCTGGCCAGCTCGGACGGCCAGATCAAGGTCTTCGACTCTCTGGGCAAGCATGCCGTCACCGTGATCGACATCCAGGCGGGCTTGCTCTCGCCGACGCTGACCCTGCTCAGTGAGATCGGCCTGTTGTCCATGGTCCAGGACGGCAAGATGAATGTGACCGTGATGCACGTCATAGGCAGTACGGTGCAGTCGCTCAGCGAGATCGAAGGCGCCGCCAAGATCATCGCCGGCTCGCGCCACTTCATCGTCAAGAACCACCTGAACGGTGCCGCATTCTTCGACGGCCTGAATGTGTCGACGGATGCCCTGAAGGCCGGCTCCGCGCTGATCGACATCCCGAAACTCGACGAGCGCGCCACCGAGTACGTGGAGGCTGCGGCCACCTCGTTCTCCGACTATGCGAAGAACGGCGACTCCTTCGTCATGAAGGGCAAGGTCGGCTTCTGGCTCAAGGGCGTGTTTGCGCAGTACGACGCGGCGAAGCTCAACATCAAGTAATCGAAGAGAACAAGCCCCCTGACGGGAT